ATGGCCACCACCTTCCCGATCCTGCCGGCGCAGGCTGCCGGCGCGCCGCACGCCAACGACGTGCTGCACTGGATGCGTCCCGGTCCGCTGCAGCTCAGCGCGCTGCCCCCGCTGTCGCTGTACATCCACCTGCCCTGGTGCCTGCGCAAGTGCCCGTACTGCGACTTCAACTCGCATGAATGGCGCGCCGCCAGCGAGGCCGACATCGACGGTATTCCCGAAGCGGCCTACATCGACGCGCTGGTGGCAGACCTCGACGCCGCGCTGCCGCTCATCTGGGGCCGCAGCGTCCACACCATCTTCATCGGCGGCGGCACGCCCAGCCTGTTTTCACCGCAGGCCATCGACCGCCTGCTGAGCGACGTGCGCGCACGCCTGAAGCTCACGCCCGACTGCGAGATCACGCTTGAAGCCAACCCCGGCACCTTCGAGCGCAACCGCTTCCGCGCATACCGCTCGGCCGGCGTCACGCGCCTGTCGGTGGGCGTGCAGAGCTTCAACGACGAGCATCTGAAGGCGCTGGGCCGCGTCCACGACCGCGCGCAGGCCATCGCCGCCCTCGAGGAGGCCGCGAGCAACTTCGACACCTTCAACCTCGACCTGATGTACGCGCTGCCGGGCCAGACCCTGGAAGACCTCGAGGCCGACCTCTCGCAGGCCCTCGCGCTCGCGCCGCCGCACCTCTCGGTTTACCACCTGACCATCGAGCCCAACACCTGGTTCGCCAAGTTCCCGCCCACGCTGCCCGAGGACGACATCGCCTACGCCATGCTCGACCGCATCACCGAGCGCACCGGCGCCCGCGGCATGTCGCGCTACGAGGTGTCCGCCTATGCGCGCGAAGGGCACCAGTGCGCGCACAACCTCAACTACTGGCAGTTCGGCGACTACCTCGGCATCGGCGCGGGCGCACACAGCAAGCTGAGCTTCGCCCACCGCATCGTGCGGCAGGTGCGCTTTCGCGAGCCGCGCCTGTACATGGAGAACGCACGCGCCGGCGCGGCCGTGTCGCAGAGCGACGAAGTGGCCCTGGCCGACCTGCCGTTCGAATTCATGCTCAATGCATTGCGGCTGAAGCAGGGCTTCACGCTGCCGCAGTTCAGCGAACGCACCGGGCTTACGATGACGTCGATCCAGCGCGGCCTCGAAGAAGCCGAGCGCAAGGGCCTCGTCGAGCGCGACCTGTTCCGCGTATGGCCGACCGAACGCGGCCTCGACTTCCTGAGCGACCTGCAGTCGATGTTCCTGCCCGACGAGGAGTAGGGCGCCGCCGTCGGCATAAAATCGTCGGTTCCGGAGAGTTGGGTGAGTGGTTTAAACCAGCAGTCTTGAAAACTGCCGACGTGAAAGCGTCCGTGAGTTCGAATCTCACACTCTCCGCCAGAATCAATCTCTGGCAGTTTTTGAAAGTCCCGCGCAGCCTCTGCGACGGGACTTTTTCATTGGGGGATTGGTCCTTTTGAGTCTCGAAAGGTCTGTCGCGAATCCTCTCCAGCCGGGCTCTCAACATGGCATCAGTCATGGTATTTTCTTGCGGATACCATGACACTCACCGTTAAAGCTGTTGACGCGGCCAAGCCGCGCGAGAAGGCGTACAAGTTGGCGGATGCCCACGGCCTCTACCTGTATGTTTCGCCTAAGGGTGCAAAGAGCTGGCGAGCCAACTACACGGCAGCCGGGAAGCAGAAGACGCGGACGTACGGCCTTTACCCTGAGGTGACCTTGGCCGAGGCGCGAAAAGCCCACCTAGCAGGGCGTGAAGAGGCCCCGGCGCCAAAGCTCGCGCCGACGTTCGAAGCGGTCATGCGCGATTGGCTGAAGGCGAAGCTGCCGACTCTTTCCAACGGCAAGCATCAGATTCAGGTCGCGAACACCTTGGAGCGCTATGCGCTGCCCTACCTCGGGAAGCTGCCCATCAACGCGATCCCAAGGTCAGAGCTCGTGAAGGTGGTACGCGCTGCCCAGGAGGGCGGAAAAATCGAGACGGGACATCGTGTCGCGAGTCGGATTTCGGCGGTTTTCGACTACGCCCAAGACACCGGGCTAATAGAGCAGCACGGTGCCGCCGGCCTCACGCGCGTACTCGTCGCGCGCAAGACGAAGAAGCCGATGGCGAGCATCCCGCCCGAAGAGGCTGGAGCGCTAATGCGGGCCATCGATGGATATGACGATTCGGTCACGCGGCTTGGGCTGCTACTGCTCGCGCACACATTCGTCCGCGTTGGCGAATTGCGAGGGATGCTATGGGGGGAGCTGAAGGAAGGCGGAGCGGTATGGGTCGTTCCCGAGACGCGCATGAAGATGCGCATGCCGCATGTCGTGCCTCTCTCGCGACAGGCCCAGTCGATTCTCGCAAAACTGCGCGAGATGAGCGGCGATGGTGCGCTCGTGCTCGATTCGCCCGTTCATCCTGGGCACCCGCTCTCAGAGAACACCTTTCTCTTTGCTTTGTATCGGCTCGGCTACCGCGGACGAATGACGGCCCACGGATTCCGCGCTTTAGCTTCGACAGTGCTGAACGAGCGGTCGGGTTTTCCGCACGACGTGATCGAGCGGCAACTCGCGCATAAGGAAACTGACGCGGTTCGCGCAGCCTACAACCGTGCCGAATATCTTGCTCAGCGCCGCGAACTGATGCAATGGTGGTCAGACTGGCTGGATGCAGCTAAATTCGATTGCATCTCAAAGGTGTGAGATAGCCAACGTTAAGGATGCTCAAAAGTGCCAGTTTCTGATGAGATTCAGCAGAAAATTCTATCTGCATATCGAGAGGGCAGCTCAATTTATGCTGACTTTTCGAGAAAAATTGGAGGACTGGTTCAAGATTTGTTGTTTTCTCAAAAGATTGCTCTTCACTCGGTGGCTTTCAGATCAAAGAAATTTGAGAGTTTGGCTGGAAAAATTGCGAGACCCGATAAAAATTATGCGGAATTGGCAGACGTCACGGATTTGGCGGGAATAAGAATTACTACATATTTCGCAGACGATGTTGACCGTGTTGCCGCAGTGCTGCAAGATGAGTTTGAAATTGATCGCGACTCATCAGTCGATAAACGCCTGTATGCTGATCCAGACCGTTTTGGATATCAATCTCTTCACCGCGTTATTAGTCTTGATAAGAAACGTGCCGACCTCTCTGAGTATGCAAGGTTCGCGGGTTTTAAATGCGAAGTCCAAGTTCGTTCTATTCTGCAGCATGCTTGGGCAGAAATCGAGCATGACTTGGGCTACAAAACAGTAAGCGAGGTCCCATTCCAGCTCCGACGACGATTCGCGAGAATCGCAGGGCTATTTGAGCTTGCGGATGACGAATTCTTGGCCATTCGAGATGAGTTGAGAAAGTACGAACAATCCTTGCCGGAGAAAATTCGAGAAACGCCCTCAGCGGTTGATCTTGACTTGTCTTCATTGCGGGCCCTTTACTCTGTTCCTTCAACACTCACCGCTCTGGATGATGCGGTCGTCCGAGGTACTGGGGCAAAGCTTGTTCACATGAAACAGAACCGTCTCGACACCTTTCTTGAACGACTGCACGGTTTGGGCATCAACACAGTTCAGAAATTGGAGCAAGCCGCGATTGCTGAAGTGAAAGATGTCGAGAGATTTTCTAAGTACTGGGTTAATTCGGATTTGGGTACGGTTTTGCCTGGAATCGGGATTTTTTATCTGGTGTATGTGCTTTATTCAAAAACCCGAGACCGCAAAAAAATCCGTTCCTACTTGGATAAATACGAAATTGGGAGCGATGCGGTCAAGCGGGAAAAATTAGCTGATAAAATACTCGAATTCAAATGATGTGAAACTTGAATTAGAGAGGAATTCGGGGTCTCTAACGGCTATCTGCCACGAATTTTTTAATATCTGATACCCGCCAGCGAGTAAGGCCGGCGATCCTAATGGGTTGCGGAAATTGATTGAGCCTCACTTTGTTCCAGAATGTGGATCGTCCTACCGAAAGCATTTTTGCGGCCTCGGCGGCAGGGATCAAAAGCTTTTCATTCGTTGTGGAGCGAGTGGTTTCTGTGTTCGACATTGATTGATGAGAATTGGCGGGAATAGCTTCGTTGGATTGGAGAGGGTTCGTGCGCGATTTCATGCCGCCCTCCGGACTTCGGAGTCAAAGTAATTGGAGGCGGTGACCGCGCGCTGCAGCAGCGGCGGCACAGCGTTGCCGATCATGGCGACCTGTTTCGACTTGGAGAACATGCGCCCGTCGTGGCCGCGCTCGATGATGTGCTGGGGCGGGAAGCTGGTCGCGTTCGCCAGCTCGCGCGGCGTAAGCATCCGCAGGCAAATGTCGACGATCACCCAAGGCTCGCCCCTGATCCACACCGTCACGAGCGCGAGCCGGGCCTTTGTGGTGATGGTGTGCATGGGCTCATTGAGGTCGCCGAGCTGGCCGCCTTCGCCGTAGTAGCGAATGAGGAACGCAGCGCAGCGAAGGGCGCCTGCCTCTGTCTCTGGCGAGAGGTCGTAGGCGGCTTCGGCGCTGGCAAGCTGGGCGGTAACGAGACGCTGCTGACTGCCGCTTGTGGTGACGGTAGAAAGCGGCGCCGTGGCCGCGCGAGCCGGCATGGTGTTGTGACCGCCGTTCGCCTGTTCGACGAACGCCGTCACGAGTGCATGCTTTGCGCCTCCGGCCACCACGGTGCCGAGCGGTCGGCCCAGGTCGAGCGCGCGTGGCGCCTGGCCCTCGCGCTCCCCGTAGCCTGTTTGCACGAGAACCGGCGTGGCGACCATGAATTCGCCGCGCTGCGCCGTGGTGATGGTGCGCAACGGCTCGCGAATGTCGTGCACGCGCACACTGCCCGAATGGGTCACCGGCACGATGAACGGGTCTGCGTTGTCGAGGACGTAGCGCTTCAAGCCATGGGCAACGCGCTTGCACGTTGCATCTGCGAGCGGCTTCTTTCGGTCGAAGATGCTCGTGGTCGGCAGCGAGAAGTCGATGCACTCGGCTGCGCTTCGCCACTTCATCTGGCCGGGCTGCGGGTTACGGAAGTGCGTCGGAGTGGGCCAGCAGATCGGAAGGCCGTCGCGGCGGGCGATCATGAAGAGGCGCGTGCGCGTGGTGGGCGCGCCGAAGTCGGCGGCGCACAGCAGACGATGCTCGACCACGTAGCCCAGGCCGCGCAGCAGCCGCAGGAAACGCTCCCACGTCTTGCCGACGTGCTTCGGATCGGGGATGAGGTGCTGCAGGCGGCGCGGCACCACTTCGCCGGACTCCGCCACGCTGCCGTCAACCTTGACGACCCGGCCGGTTGCCTTGTCGCGCTTGGCGACCAGACGCCCCCATTTACGAATCTGCTCGACGTTCTCCAGCGTGATGACATCGGGCTTTGCCTGGCCGGCCCAGCGCAGCCCGACCCAAGAGAGGGAGCGGATTTCCGTGTCGCGCGGCTGGCCGCCGAGCGCCTGGCTGAAGTGGGTGCAGTCCGGCGAGAGGTGCAGATAGCCCGCCGGCCTGCCGCCCGTCAGTTCGCGTGGGCACAGTTCGCGCACGTCCGCGCGGTAGTGCTTCGTCTGCGGGTGGTTCTTCGCGTGGCTGGAGATGGCGTCTTCGTTGTGGTTGGCCGCGATGTCAACGTGGCGGCCGATGGCTTGCTCGATGCCCGTGCAGCTACCGCCCGCGCCAGCGAAAAGCACGATCACGAGCTTTGCCGAGAGGTTGAGGACGAATTGAGGGGTCAGCATTTCTTCGCCCCCAGTCCTGCGAGAGTGCGAGCAACCTGCAGCTCGGCGAAGCGCGTGAGAAAGCGCTTGCGCCAGTCCTTCCACGTCGTGGCCTCGCGCTCGGGCGTGTCGAGGCGAATCCAGTCGGCCGGCGCGACCGGCTGCAGCGTGTGGTCGCCGAGCACGGGCCACGGCATGTGCCGCGAAGGGTCGTAGGGCGTCAGATCGCGGCGAGCCGTGGCGAGCGCCTGCAGGTCGATGGAGCGCAGAAGCTCGCGATGCCCGGCGAACACAGACAGAAGCTTGAAGTGCTCGCGCACGCCCTTGGCATGTTCGGCTTCGAAGGCGTGCCATGCGCCGACGCCGAAGGCCATGCTGTAGCTGTTTACGGCCTGCTTAGCCGGGCTGATGAGGTCGTTGGTGTAGGCCTCGTGCGCGTCGTGCAGCAGCGCTGCCATTTGCACGAACGCCGAAACGCCGGCCCGCTGGGCGATGTCGCAGCACAGGAGGCTGTGCTCGGCCACGCTGTAGGGGCGCGACGTGGCGCCGTTGAACTGGGCGACGATGGCGAGGTGGTGCGCCACGTCGTTGATGTCCACGGGCCGGCCGCATGCACCGTAGGCGGTGGGACCGGCGAGGTGGTACTCGGCGCCGCTGGCGGTAAGCATCCACGTCATTGCGCGCCCTCCGGCCGTTGTTTCGGGCTGCGTGCGAGCAGGGCGGCGCGGTGGTCGTTGAACACTTTCTTGAAGTGCTGACCCGAGCGCTCGTCGAAGGGGTAACTGCAAGCGAAGTTGAGCGAGTGGCCGGCCTCGGCCGCCGCCTTCGCTTCGCGCTCGATCTTGTCGAGCGACACGATGGGAAAGTCCATGGAGTCTCCGGTGAATGAGTGGCTAGGCGGCGTGGGCCGGCGCGGGAGCGCGTGCGGGCAGCAGCTCGCACGAGGTGATGGCGGCGTGGATTTCGGGCGCGTGCGCGCCTGGCATCGAGCGCGGGTTCGTGAGCACCAAGCGAAGCGCATCGCCGGCCTTTAGGCTGCGATGCTTCGCGCGCCATGCGGCGGCCTCGGAGCCGACCCAGCGCACAACGTAGACCTCGACCGCGCGGGGGCCTTGGTTGTCTACGACGCGCATCTTCAGGACGAAGGCGCCGTCGTTGTTCGTGTGCTCGCTGACGGCGGGCCGCGTGGGGTGGTCCTTGCCCACGAAGAAGAGCCCTGTCGTGGTCGTCGTCATCGCTGCGCACCTCGCTGCATCTCAGCGCGGATGCGCTTGAAGGTCTTGCGGATGTCGGTGGCGACGGCCGGCGTGTAGTGGAAGCGGTCATCGGCGAGGCCGCCGACCGGGCCGGTACGCTGCGGCTGCTTGGGCCGGCGCGGGCGAGGGTGGGTAATCACGATCATGGAGTGCTCCAGCCGTAGACGCACATCGCGGCGATCACGATGGGCAGGACGATGAAGACCGCAAGCGCTGCAGCGGTCGCGAGGAAGCCCGGAATGGGCGCGACTGGCGATGTCCTCATGAGGCCATTGCCGGTTTCGTGGAGAGAGGTCGAGCGCATGGCTGGCCTTTCAGAAGGGGCAGGCCGCGAGTGCGCGACCCGGGGTGGTGAGGGCGATTTCGAGCGCGATGTCGAACACCTCTTCGTCAGAGGCGCCATAGCGGGCGGCCAGCAGGGCGCCACTCATCGGGTTGCGCTCGCAGTACGGCGAGCCCGGGCGGTGCTCGTAGTCGTACCCGCCGCACCGGCAGAGCCGATGGCCGGTCGCGCGCAGGTGCTGCGTGAACAGCCCATAGTCGCGGCGGCGCGTGCGGCACTCGGGGCAGCGGAAGAGGAAGGTCATTCCGTGGTGTCCCGCTCATCCCGCGGAGCCGCGTCGGGTCCCTGCGCCATACTTGCATCCACTACATCGGAGGAAGCATGGGAAGCGGAAGAATCGTTGACATCAACCACCAGATCGGGATGTTCGTGGTCCAGGATGAGAGCGGTCAGCTTGGCGTTTTCGAGCTTCTGGATTCCATCGATCTTGAAGTCGGCGATACGGTCAGCGGCGACGTGGAAGCTGTCGGCAGCGAGGACTTCTTCCACTCTCGAACCGGCGAGACTTTCTCGGTCTACGGTCAGAGCGGGCCGTGCAGCTTGCGACTCGCGCGCAGCTTGCTGCGCCGCTGAATCCTTGGCGGCCGCTTTTTGGCCGCCGCCGGATTGAAGGTCGCGTAACCCCTTGGCATAGCCGCGCCAAAACGCTTGCATCGATTCAGAGATGCCGTCTTGTTCCTTGAGTGCGTCAGCGCGGCGTAGAAGGGCGCCGACTTCTTCATTCAACGTACTCATGCCGTGCCCCTCGCACCGAGGTTGAGGGCATCAATCTCGCCATTGAGCGCACGAGCACGCTCGGCGAAGTCTGCGGCCATCGGATGTGCCGGCCCTTCCTCTTCCTCGTAGCTCTCGACGGCCGCATCAGCGAGACCGGGGAGGTCGATGCTTCCGGCCTTGAGGGCTTTCAGTGCGAGCGGCACGCCCATGGCCTGCCACGTTGTGACGCCGGCGAGCTTGCAGCGATAGAACGCTTGGCGCCGCTTGCCGGTCGTGCGCATCCAGACTTCGACGCGCGCGGCGCGGGTGGCGACGAACGGCGACGGGCGGCCGGCGGTCGCGTGGTTGGTTTGTGCGCGGGCCACGGCGTCAGACCTCGATGCGCACGGCATCGAGCACCGGGCACCCGGTGATGCAATGCGCGATGTCGGCGGCCCGTGCGGCGCTGGTGGCGTGGAATTGGACGAACGGCGCGGCGCCGGTGTCCGAAGGGTTCAGGTGCCCGCGAGCATCCCGAGGGGTGTAGTAACAGCGATAGCGGCGAGTTGCCATGTCCATCTCCGAGTTGGGATGGACATATTGAACCACAGTTCAATCAAAATAGGCAACTACAGTTCAATAGTTCGCCCGTGGTTCAAGAGCTACAGTTCAAAACCAGCTACAGCCGGCTCTTTATCTTTCGTCGCGGCACCGGGTGGGCCACGTAGTACACCCAATCTACGTCTTCGAATCGGAAGTGCAGTACCGCCGTGCTGTTGTAGCTCCCAAACCGATAGGCGCCGCGCCGAGAAAGCAGGCGCTTGAGCATCGTTGCGCCGGATGTCAGCCGCACCAATACATCGTCTTCGAGGTCAGGCTCAGTACCTGGCTCAACGAGAGCGAAGTCGCCCGGTGTGTATTTCGGGATCATGCTCTCTTCGCTCACTTCCGTGAGGAAGGCATGGGGGTCAGTACTTGCGACCAGGCCGTAGCTTTCAGTCATGCCTACAGGATGGTCTCCATCAGTCCATATGCGGGACGGCAGGCCGCCGGCTGCTTTCCCGACAACCCATATGCGCTTTGACTTCTCTGGATCAACAGGGATTGCACCTTCGGGGAGTTCGTTGTAACTGGCAGGAGCGTCGACGCGAAGTTCCATTTCTCCTGCGCCGGTCGCGAGCCACTTGCTGCTGATGCGCAGATAGGCGGCGATCTTGTCGCAGTTGCTTGCCGCAATTTCCTTCGTATCTCCGCGCACGATCTTGCGGATGCCTTGATATGACATTCCGACTGCCGTTGCCAAAGCAGAGATCGAGACTCCGCGGGTCTTCATGGCTTCGTTGAGCCGCTCGCCTAATTCAACCATGGTTGCATGGTCGCAGAAGAAGAGTGAACTGCGGTTGCCATTGATATTGAACTGTGGTTCAATTCGCAGCATGCTCAAGTCAACGGCCATTGAACTGCTCGGAGGGACGACTACTGCAGCCGCAGAGGCTATCGGCGTGTCGTATCAGGCGATTGATAAGTGGCCGGCGGTTCTGCCCCGGCGTATAGAGGATCGCGTTCTTGCAGCCCAGGCGCGCAAGTATCTTCCCGCCGAGTTGTTGGGCGCAGGTACGCACACGATGGCCAGTCCGCTGGGCGCGATGCGTGAAGTCGGCGCATATCGGCAGACGCGTGCAGGGGGAGACGCAGGTGCGTGAGGCATCCCGCGACATCTCCCCCTCAGATCGCGCGCTGGGCGCAGTCTGTCTAGTGGCAGTCTGCGAAGACGCGCTGCGTTCAAACGCCGAGGCTCCAGAAGGGTTGGCTAGCCTGCCGAGGCAGACCCCGAGCCGTTGGCTACGAATCGGGCGAGTTCGACGAACTCTCGGACGAATTCGCTCGACTCTTGCCGGACTTCTTCGTCTACGAGGCGGTCGGACAAGTGTTGGAGCTTTGCCTGCGCAGAGACCTGCTCCAGCACGTCCGCGAGCTTGTCCGGATGAGGGTGAGTCATGACAAGTGCCGCTATCACCTGCTTGAGTGCGTTGATACGCACGTGTGCTCGCTTTGCTTCCTCCATTGGGGGAATGCCTCCTCGGATCATTAATGGATGCCTCATTGTCTAGCAGTGGGGCGGCTGCTTGCCTCATTGACACACTCCGACTCGCATTGCAGGGCAGCTTCATGCCTGCAGCGGAGCGGTGGGCTTTGCCACTTCTACAGAAGGGCCGAGCACACGCTCGCAGAGCCTATCAAGTGCTGTTCGCTCGCGCGACGACTGCAGACCGTGAGCGGTGGCGCACTTGTTGGTTAGCTCAATCCACGCCGAGATGTTCTCGCGCGTCAGTTCTGGCTCGACCTCCAGCAGCAATACGAGCTGCTGCAGGAAGTTTTCAACAGCTCCCATTCGCTCTTCGAGCGTGGGCGCCTGGGTTGTTGCGCCGGCGGCGCGATGGCCTGTTTCATCTGAGGTTTGCATGGGAGTGACTGTCTCAATACCCGATGGCATTGCCTATGGCGCAGACGAAGCCTTGCCCGCCAGAGTGCAGGGGCAGAGCGTTGCCGAGGTTGCCTACAACACGGTGTACGGCTTCGAGCCGGGTATCGAAGTCCTTGCGAAGCGCATGAACATGAGCGCGAACACGCTCGCGCACAAGGTCAATCTGAAGAACAAGACGCATCACCTTTCGCTGCGCGAAGCCATCGAGCTGCAGCGCGCGACGGGCAACTTTGCGCTGCTGCATGCGATGGCGGACGAGCTGGGCCACACCGCCACGCTCGCCACGCCGCCGCAGGCCGAAGGCAATCCCGTCGAGACCATCATGCGCATGCACTGCGAGTTCGCCGACTTCACGCGCGCGGTTGCAGACGCCGTAGGCGACGGCACGCGGTTCGTGACGGGCAACGAGATGCGGCGTGCGGACTACCACGGGCAGGAAGCCGTCGCATCGGTGGGGCACACCCTCTCGATGCTGCGCTCGCGTGTGCGGAAGGCGCCGACGACGTGAGACATCGGTTTGCCAGACGGGGAGGGTGCGCGACCCCATGAGCATCCGCCTGATGTCGATGATTTTCGAGCGCTACCCCGAGGGCGGTAGCGAGATGCTGCTCGCGCTCGCGATGGCTGACCACGCGAACGACGATGGCGCGCGCATCTGGCCCTCGCTCGACGAGCTGGCGCGCAAGACGCGGCAGAGCCGGCGCACCGTGCAACGGCAGATCGCAAAGATGCTGGCCTCGGGCTGGCTGGAGCAGGTTCGTACGGCCACGGGCCGTCCTGGCGCGACCAACGAATACCGCGTCTGCCCTGCCTGGGTTGCCGGCGCAGAGCTTCCAAAGACGGGTGTCAAAGTGACACCCGTCGAGGATTCGCCTGAACCGGGGACGGGTGACACATTGACACCCCTCGCGCCGCATGAGGTTGTCCACACGGGTGACAAAGTGACACCCGTTGGCGAAGGGGAGAGGGGTGTCACCCGTGACGCGAGGGGTGTCACCGGTGACGCGACGGGTGACACAGCTATGTCACCCGAATCTTCAGGAACCATCAAGAACCATACCCCCCCACCCCCCGATGGGGGGGCGGACGGTTTCGAAGCCCTTTGGGCGATCTACCCGAACCACGACAACCGGGCAAAGGCAGAGCGGCGATACCGCCGGCTCGCGCCGAGCACCGCGCTGCAGCAGGCCATGCGCTCGGCCATCGAGGCACAAAGGCTTGGCAAGAGGTGGACGAAGGACGGCGGCGAGTTCGTGCCGGAGTTCGCGACCTGGCTTCGCAATGAGCGTTGGCGCGATGAGCCGGCTACTGCTGGCGCGACGGGCCGAGGATGGGAAGAGACACGCGCAGGCATCGATACGAAGGCCCGCGAGCTAGGCATCCCCGCATGGGACGAGGCAGCGTTCTCGCTGGGCAGGGGGCCGAGCTACCCGGCATTCACGGAGCGCGTGCGACGCGCAGCAGAAGGAAGGGAGGCCGGATGCGCCTAACGATGACATTCGATAGCGGCCTCGCCAGCGTGCAGCGTCAACTCGCCAAGCTGTCCAGTCAACAGGCTAAGCAGGCATACGCCGAGGGCTTGAACGACGGCGGCTTTCGCGTGCGGCGCGAGTGGCAGCGCGAGATGAGCGACCAGTTCGACCGGCCCACCGCCTACATCCTCAAGAGCGTGTACGTGCGCAAGGCCACACCCGACCGCTTGAGCGTGGACATCGAGCCGACGTACTTCGGCGGCAAGGGCGTGGACCCGCAAAAGATTCTGCAGGCGCAGGAGTTCGGTGGACCACGGCGCGACAAGCGCAGCGAACTGGCCCTGCGCCGCATCGGCATCCTCCCGGCCGGGTATCAGACGGCCATGCCCGCAACGCCTTTCCCGGGCAGCGATGACGGGCGGGGCAATGTGCGTGGCAGCTTTCTCGTGCGGTTGCTGTCGTACTTCCAGGCGCTGGGCGAGCAGGGCTATCGGGCCAACATGACGGACAGGAGCAAGGCCCGTCTGCACAAGGGGACGAAAGGCCGAGAGGGCGTGCGCTTCTTCGTTGCGTACGGTCGCCTTCGCGGTGGTCCCACGCGGCATCTTGCGCCTGGCATCTGGGCTGCGACGGGCACGCAGGGCGTCATCGTGCGGCCGGTGCTCATGTTCGTACGCAACGCAACGTACGAGGCGCGCATCAGCAGAGAGCGCGTGGCGGACCGGGCTGACTTGCAGCCGTACATCGAGCGGCGCATCCGGTTCCGCATCCGTCAGATGGTGGGCGAATGAGGGGAGGACGCGTCATATCACCGAATCGCGCGCCCCGTCGCCCCCGCACCGTCATGGGGCACCCCGGGGCGTCGGGCGGGTCCTTCCGCGAGGCGCCCGATACGGGTAATTCGAACCGCGTCCTCGGACTGTTCCGCGGCCTCGCTAAGGGGGTTAAGTGAAGGTAGTTGAAGCATTGGGAGGGCCGATTACGCAAGCCGAGTTCGCTGCGCTGATCGGCGTCAGCGAGGCGAAGGTTAGTCAGCTCGCCAGCGAGGGCGTCATCGTCCGTGGCGCGCCGGGGCATACATGGTTGCTCGCCTACTGCGAGCGGCTGCGTGAAGTCGCGGCCGGCCGCGCGTCCTCGGATGGCGGCGGCCTTGACCTCGTGCAGGAGCGCGCGGCGCTTGCGCGCAGTCAGCGCGAGGCGCAGGACATCAAGAACGCAGTGGCCCGTCGTGAATACGCGCCCATCGGCCTTCTCGCCGACGTGCTCGGCAAAGCGTCGAGCGCGGTAGTGGATCGCTTCGAGCAGTTGGAAGGGGTGATGCGCAAGACATGTCCGGACCTCCCCGATGAAGCCTTGGCGACGGTGCAAAAGATCATTGCCAGCGCACGCAACGAATGGATTCGCTCAACGGCGAAGCTCGTCAGCGACGACCTCGATGCCTTGGAACAGTCACCCGACGATGGCGAAGACGACGACGCATCGACGCTCGACTCCGAGGGAGCGGAGGTCTGATGGCGACATACGTTTCGCGTGAAACATTGCTCGCTGTTCGCCGCTCGGTCGAACTCGGCCTTAGCAGCCTTCGCGCCGAGCTGTTCCAGACCTTGAGCGAATGGGCGGTAGATCACTTCAAGCTCGCGGGAGAAAGCTCGCACCAGAAGGGCGGATGGATTGCTTGGTCCTTTCAGGTCGGCGTGCTCGACTTCATGAGCGACGACCGCATTGAAGAGCTCGATGTGATGAAGTCTAAGCGCGTCGGCTACACAAAGATGATTACCGCCTTCGTGGCGTACAACATCGCCCACCGGCGCCGGAAGCAAGCCCTGTGGCAACCGACAGACGACGACCGCGATAGCTACGTCAAGAGCGAAATCGATCCGCTGCTGGACGCTCGGGACGGCGTGCCAGCGGTGCAGGCGGCTCGGCGCAAGGGCGGTGGCAACGACGACACCATCAAGATGAAGAAGTTTCGCGACAGCGTGCTTCATCTGCTGGGCGGCAAGGCGAAGCGTGCCTATCGCCGCATTACTGTGGCGGTGGCAATCCTCGATGAGTGGTCCGCGTTCGATCAGACCATTGAGAAGTCGGGCGATCCTGGCGGCCTGGCGAAAGGGCGGACCGAAGGCGCCGCATACCCGAAGTTTGTCGGCGGCTCGACGCCCGGCTTCAAGGGGCTCTGTCACGTCGAGCGTGCGGCCGGCAACGCCGAAGGCTTCGTGCGCTTCCACATCGACTGCCCGCATTGCGGCTTGGAGCACCCGCTGATGTGGGGTGGCCGCGAGAAGCTGTTCGGCTTCAAGTGGGAGCGGGGGCAGCCTGCGACGGTGCGGCATGTCTGCCCGCACTGCCACGAATCCATCAGGCAGAGCGACTACCTGCAAGGCGGCTTGCCGATGCAGGGCGTATGGGTCTGTGAGAAGACCGGCAAGCGCTTCGGTCCGGATCGAGTCTGGCGCGACGCGGCAGGCATGCCCACTCGGCCGCCGAAGTCCCTCGGCGTGCATGTGTGGGCGGCCTACAGCCCGCAGCGCACATGGGAAAGCATCGTCAAGGAATTTGAGGAAGCGCTCGATGCCTTGCAGCGCGGCGACGCCGGACCGATGCAGCTCTTCGTCAACGAGACGTTGGGCGAAACATGGGAGGTCGTAGGCGAACGGACCGACGACCACGAGCTGCAGGCACGCGCCGAACCCTTTCCCCTGCGCACCGTGCCTGCTGGCGGCTTGGTGCTAACGGCCGGCGTAGACGTGCAGCGAGACCGTTGGGAAATCGATATATGGGCATGGGCGCGCGGCCTCGAATCTTGGATCGTCGATACCCATGTCATCGAAGGCAATCCCGCTTCGGAAGCCGACTGGGCTCCGGTTACCGAGTATTTGAGCCGGCGCTACCTGCAAGCCTGGCACGGCGGCTCGATGGGACTGAGCGCCATCTCGATTGACTCCAGCGACCAGACCCAAGCCGTCTACAACTGGGTGCGCAAGGTTCAACACCAGCTGCCGAAGCTGCGCGCCATCAAGGGACGAGGCGAGGAAAACATCCCGGTGCTCGGTCCGAGCAGTGCGCAAGAGGTGAAGTGGAACGGCAAGCGTTGGCCGAACGGCGTCAAGCTCTGGAGCGTTGGAGTCGACACCGCGAAAGACTTGCTCTTGGGACAGCTATCGATTGTGGAGCCCGGCCCCGGCTATGTGCACTTCAGCGCGGAACTGCCGCGCGAGTGGTACGAGCAGTTGACGGCAGAGCAGCGAATCCTCGTAAAGGTGGGCGGTCGAGAAACCTTTCGGTGGGTGAAGCGTCGCCCACGTAACGAACGGCTCGATTGCCGCAACTACGCTTTGCATGCCGCCTTCGGCCTGGGCTTGCACAACTACACCGACAAGCGTTGGAGTGAGCTGGAGGCTTCGGTGCAGCCGCCGCGTGACCTGTTCTCGGAGCCCCTACTTGCCCCCCTCCAGGCATTGCCACCGGAGAGCACTCAGGCACCTGCTGCAGAGCACGCGACTCCCGCACTCGAGTCCGCGTCCCGCCCTCACATTCCCACGCCGGCACCGCGCGCTCGGGCCTCGTTCGGACGAGATTGGTAAATCACATGACACAAGCATCGCCCACCCCAGCGCTCGACTCGTTGTTGCAGTCTGAGCCGGACCTCGTTGATCGCATCTTTGACTACCTCATTGAGGTGCATCCGGAGATTGCCGGCCTGAAGCTCGACGACGCACGGCGCGCAGTCCGCAGCCACCTGGCAGGAAGCCGGTACTACGTCGCAAGCCGCAAGCGCGACGACCTTGCTAGCCGCGTGCTATCTCTGTTCAACGGCCGCAACGCCACCGAGGTCGCGCGAAAACTTGGCGTCAGCCGAGCGACGGTGTACCGCTGCCTCAAGCAGCCGCGACGCGAGTAATCGCGTCTCAGTTTTTGGCTTGAATTGAGACGGTGCGCGGAATAGCGTGAATGCCTCTACCGACACCCTTCGTACGAATGTCCCAATCCTCCTACACCTCCGAAGACCTCGCCGCTGTGCGACGAGCAATCGCCAGCGGCGAGCTCTCTGTCATGCACAACGGGCGCCGTGTCGAGTACCGCAGCATGGATGACTTGCTGAAGGCCGAGACGCGCATAGAGGGCGAACTGCGCGCGGCGGCCGGCCGTCCGCGAGGCGGCGCGCGCCGCTTCACCTTCACCACCTATCGCGGCGAGTAAACGAATGGCCAATCTCTTAGATCGACTCATCGGCGTGATCAGCCCCGACCGAGGCCTGCGCAGGCATCGCAGCCGCGAATTGCTGAAGCGAGCTTACGAAGGCGCGAGCACGCGCGACGGGTGGCGTCCCAAGCGGGCGGGCGCAAGCGCAAATGCGGATCACGCGGCTGACGCGCGGACGTTGCGCGTGCGCGCCCGATCGTTGGAGCAAAACGTGCCATACATCGCGCAAGGCCTGCGTGCACACAGTGCGAACATCATCGGGACTGGGATCATTCCGCGATGGAAGGACAGCAAAGAGCATGCGCTAGCCTGGCAGGAGTGGGCGCCATTTGCTGACGCTGACGGCCGCCTCGATGTCTACGGCCTGATGTTGCTGGCACACCAGACCGCACAACGTGATGGCGAAGTGTTGCTCCGCGTTCGGAATCGCCGGCCCACCGATGGACTACCCGTGCCCATTCAGTTCCAGGTGCTCGAAATCGATTGGCTCGACGACAGTCGCATGGGGCGCATCGACGGGTACAACGTCATCGAGGGGATTGCCTACAGCGCCATCGGCAAGGTAGTCGGCTACTACCTATTCGACCAGCATCCGGGCGAGCCGATCATCTTTGGCGGTCGCAGGGCGACGAGCAAGTTCGTTCCTGCTGAGAGCGTGATTCACTACTTTGCGCCAAGCAGGCCCGGGCAGGGACGCGGGTTCCCGCGCGTGGCGCCTGTGATCGCGCGCACTCGCGACCTGATGTTGTACGAGGATGCCGAGCAGCATCGAAAGAACCTCGAAACGCGCCTGGCGGTGATCGGTTCGGGTGACGTTGACGGCATGGCCGAGGGAGAAGGCGAGAACATCAAAGAGACGCGCAGCATGGGCGAGCTTCCCAGCGGCGGGATGATGCAGGTTCCCTCCGGAACGAATCTCACGGTCGTGCAGCCAAATGCGGCGCCTGGGTATGTCGAGTACCTGAAGATGCAACTTCACCTAATCGCTGCAGGTGCCGGGTGGACCTACGAGATGATGACAGGCGACGTGCGGGAGGTGAGCTACACCAGCGCCCGAATCCGGCGGCTCGACTATCGACGTGAGGCCGAGCAGGAGCAATGGCTGCACGTCATTCCGCAGCTGATCGGGGCAATGGTGCGGGCCTTCTCGAATGCCTGTGAATTGACTGGTCGCGTTAAGAAGGCCGACTACAACGTTCGCTATGCGACGCCTAAGTGGGAATACACGAATCCGAAAGACGATGTGGCTTCAGACCTCGACGAGATTGCCGGTGGGCTAAGCAGCTACAGCGAGAAGCTGCGCAGCCGTGGCTATGAGCCTGATGAGGTCTTCGAAGAACTCGCCCAAGACATCGAGAAGCTGCGCAAGCTCGGCATCTTGGATGTCATCGTGATGATGGCCAAGGGAAAAAAATGAATGAAGCCGGTGACAAGTAGGTTGCATCACGAAGCGTGGATACAACAAGTCGAGCCAGACGGATCACTTCGTCGTAATGCTTGTTGGGTTCTGTCCGAACGCGCCTTGATTGCGCGGACTTTGCGGCGGTATTGGCTCTTCCACCAAGAAGCTCTTAATGCCGCCAACGGTCGAAAGAAAAAGCTTGCTGTCCGCCGCGTAATAGACGAACGTCGCGCGTTTGATGGGAAGGTGCTCAAGAAAGCAGTAGCGCACTAGCAGGTTTCGAAATTGACCTGCATCAACAACGTCCTCGGCGCAGTTAAGCATCAGAAGAGCGAGTTCGCTGGTTGAAAGTTGTGCTCGCAAGATGCTGGCATACGACCGCTTTTGTTCCTTGGAGAGAACGTCGTCGACTTGCCTGTCAATCATCTTTAGAACCTGATACAGGTGTCTGAAGTAGTGTCCGAGCACATAGTTGTGCTCGTCCTGCAGCTTGCGATAGTTTTCAAGAGTCTCTCGGTAGCTGTTCGACATGCCCTTAATGCATCGAACAACTTCCGCGAAAACTTCGCGCCCTTCAAAGATTGTCACTGCCCTCGGAGGCAGGCCTGCGTTCCTGCGTATTTGTTCAAGGTCTAAGTTCGGGAATATGCGCGGATCGAACCGGAGACCTTCGGAGATGCGGTGCAAGAGGTCTATCGCGCTATAGAAAGAGGTTTCAAAGGTCTGAACGTGAGCTTGGCGGTTGCTTCGGAACTGAAAGTTTGCCGCAATGGCAACACCTACGAACGCCAAGGCGGAGAACAGCGCATTGACACCGCCAAAAAGGTCTCCGATCCGTCCTAGCACTTCGGTGTCAGCCTTGGCCAGAAGACCTGCCATGACCTGAACGCCGTCAAGGGCCCAGGATAACCAAATAAACAGGACTGCAAGCAATAGAGCGAACAAGCGAGCGTATCCCCAGAAATAAGGAACGCAAGCAAACATGATCAGCGCAGTCGTCGGGATTGCCCAAAGATACAGGTATGTCATTGCGGAGTTTGACTAGACGGCATTGCAAACTTTAACGCACGAGCCAGCCGGAGAATTTGTGCGTCGTCAGTTATGAGTCTGGACTCAGCCAACTCATGAGGTCAGCGACTCAAGATCGTCTCACTTTTTGCCTCGAAATGAGACAGCGTGCCGGGCACAGTTCCCGGCATGCCTCAAGCACAAGACACCATCACTCGCCGCGACGATCTTCCGCTGGCAGGCCGCACGATGGAGCTTCGCGGCTTCACTCGCGCTGCGGAAGAGGGCGCAACTCAAACCGATACCCCTCTCGCAACCGCACAGCTCGTCTTCGCCGCCGGCGCGAGCGTGCGGCGCTACGACTGGTATCGCGAGCGCAGCTACCTCGAACAGCTTGTCGTTGAGGAAGGCGCCATTCGCCTCGACCGCCTGATGCGCGGAGCGCCGCTGCTCAACACGCACAACGCTTGGAGCCTGGAGGCTCAACTCGGCGTGGTCGAGAACCCGAGCATCGATGCTGGCGCCGGTCTGTGCGACGTGACGTTCTCGCGCCGCGAATCCGTCGCGGGTTACGTGCAGGACGTTGCGGACGGAATCATCCGAAATGTCTCGGTGGGGTATGTGCGCCATCGCGTCGAGATGGTGCCGCCTGAGGCCGACGACGGCGAGTGGCTGTACCGCGTCATCGACTGGGAGCCTTACGAGGTGTCTCTCGTGCCGATTCCTGCCGACATGGATTGCCAAGTCCGCGGCACTGAAGCGCAACCGCCAGCCGGCGCGGATGCCGCGCAACGCATGTTTCCCTGCGAGTTCATCGAAGTTCGCAGCCGACCCGAATCGCCCACGGTGGGCGCCTCCGCCGCAATTTCAACCCTGAAGGAACCTTCCATGCCTCAAGCCACCGCCGGCGGCTCTGCCGCGACGACTGAGCAACAACGCTCCGCACCCTCGGGTGCACAAGACGCGCCGGCCGCAACAGTAAACGCCGCCATCGATGCCGCTGCGGCCGCAGCGGCCGCAGCGGCCGCAGCGGCGCAGCGTGCCGCTGACATCAGCGAGGTGTGCGCACGTCACAACGTTGCGCATCTCGCGGCCGGCCTCATTCGTGGCGGTCAATCGGTCGAGCACGCTCGTGCTGCAGTGCTCGAAGAGCTGGCGTTGCGCGACGCGGCAAGCGGCGGCCATCGCAACGTGCGCATCGAAACCGTGCGCGACGAGATGGCTACCCGCCTGGCTGGCCTGGAGCAGGCCATCATGCATCGCGTTGCGGCCGGTACGCAGCTCGACGACAACGGCCGTCAGTACCGGGGCATGAGCCTGTTGGAGATGGGGCGCGACCTTCTCGAAGCTCACGGCGTCAAGACCCGTGGCATGGAGCGCATGCAACTGGCGACTGCCATTCTTACCTTCCGCTCCGGCGGCATGCACACGACGGGCGACTTTTCTTCGGTGCTCGCCAACGTCGCGAACAAGCGGCTGCGCGGCGTCTACGACGAGAACCCGGGCACCTATGGCTTGTGGGCGCGCCGTGCGCCGAACGCACCGGACTTCAAGAACATCAACGTCGTGCAGCTCTCGGGTGCGCCCGAGCTGCTGCGCACCAACGAGCACGGCGAGTTCAAGTACGGAACGATGAAGGACGGCGCCGAGACGTACGGCATCGTGACCCATGGCCGCATCGTCACGCTGTCGCGTCAGGCGATGGTCAACGACGACCTGCGGGCGTTCGACCGAATGATTTCCGGCTTCGGCGGTTCGGCCCGCCGCCTCGAAAACCGTCTGGTGTATGCGCAGCTCACGGGCAACCCGACGATGGGCGATGGCGAAGAGCTCTTCAGCGAGGAACACAAGAATGTGAGCACCGGGGCTCCGTCCGCGCTGCAGTTCTCCGCGCTCTCTGCGGGCCGTACCGCGATGCGGCTGCAGCGCGGTTTGCAGAACGAAGAGCTGAACCTGGCGCCGAGCTACCTCATCGTGCCAGCTGCGCTGGAGCAAACCGCCTATCAGCTCACCAGCTCCAACTACACGCCGGCAAAGCAAGCAGACGTGAACGAGTTCCGCGCGGGCGGCCGCACTTCGCTGGAGCCCATCGTCGAGCCGATCCTCGATGCCGTGAGTGCTTCGGCGTGGTATCTGGCCGCCGCGAACTCGCAGGTCGATACGGTCGAGTACACGTTCCTCGACGGTGCCGAGGGTCCGGTGATCGAGTCCGAAATCGGCTTTGAGATCGACGGCGTTTCCTACAAGTGCCGCCACGACTTCGCTGCGAAGGTGGTCGATCACCGCGGCCTCCATCGCGCAGACGGCCGTTAACGCTGCCCATGCCGGCGGCCGGGTCTGGCCGCCGACGCCTCCCTTCACTCACCTAAGGAATCACCATGAAGAACTACCGCCAAGCGGGCAGCGTGCTCACGCTGACCCCCTCCGTTGCTGTCGCCTCCGGCGTCGGCTACCTCTTCGGTGCCGCCCTGTTCGGCATCGCAACCTCGGACGTTCCGGCAAACACGCCGGGGGAGTTCAAGACCGATGGCGTTTTCGACCTGCACAAGACGGCCGGTGTCGCTGTCAGCGTGGGAGATCGCCTCTTCTGGGATGCGACCAACAAGGTCGTCAACAAGACCAGCGCGAGTCAGGAGTGCATCGGCGTTGCGGTTGAGGCCGCCGCCGGTGCCGCTGACGTCGTGGCCGTGAAGCTGGGCGCAAGCCTGCCTGCGGCCACCTGATTCGCCGCCGCTGCCACGCCATGGCCACTCCCTTCGCAGCACTTCAAGACCGATTGAATCGCGCGCTTGACCGGCACCTGACGAATGCGCTCGCGCAAGTCGAGGGCGCCTCTGATCCGGTGCCGATCGAGTTCGACGAGCCCTATGCACCTTCGTTCGACGATCAGGTGGACGCGCAGGCCCCTGAGTGCTGGGGGCCCGCAGCCGCCTTGGGCGGTCTGGAGCGGGGCGACTCTCTTCTCATCGACGGCAGGCACTTCGAGGTCTTGCGGTCTAAGCCGGACGGCACGGGCCGCGTGCATCTGATTCTGCGGGGCGCCTGATCGTGATCGCTCTGGAACCTGTGATCGTGGAGCGGCTTCGCGCCAGCCTGGCTGATGCGTGGGTCGTCAAAGGCATGTTCTTCGACGACGGGAAGCGGTCGGGCGACCTGTTCGCTTCTGTCACGTTCGCGGATGCTGACGTGCCGGCGAGCGAAGACACAGGCGCGATGGTGCGGCCGTTGTGGCTCGTCACGTTGGTTGCGAAGGGGACAGATGCCAACGTCGCTGCGCAACTCGATAGCGCCTTCGCGATTGCTGTCGAAGCCCTCCATGGGTGGGCACCCGGGCCGGTGGGCGGTCGGCGCTGGGAGCGGTTCCGCCTGGCGCGCGTGAAGCCGCCTCCCTATCTCGATACCGGGCTCGTCGGTATCGAACTCGGTTTTTCAACTTCGGCCCGCTTCGACGGGCAACCCTGAAAGGATTTCCCATGCCAATCGTTCACACCAAAACCGAACTGTCGGCCCCTCGTGGCCGCCTTCGCCTCGACATCATGAACGCCCTCGAAGAGCTGACGGGCGAGGAAGAAATGGGCAACTGCCCGAGCTTCGTGCTGTCCATCGACTCGGAGAAGGCCGAGGAATTCTCGTCCGAGACGGCTGCCAGCGAGCTCATCGGCACGCTCACCGGAAAGATCAAGCGCACCGCAAAGATCGTCTGCAACAACATGAGCATGGCGACCTACCAGCGGTTTCTCGCCGCCACGAGCGAGACGGTCACGCAGTCGTCGGCACCGGTCACGGGTGAGCTGCGCAAGGTCGTGCCGGGCAAGATTTACCAGCTCGGCCAGACCACGGCCAACCCCATCGGCGTGCGCAACGTCACGGCCGTGACTGTGAAGAGCGAAGACGGAACCACGCCCTACGAGGCTGGCGAAGACTTCAACGTAGACCCGGAAACCGGCGCGGTGCAGATCGTCGCCGGCGGCGGCATCACGGCCGGCAATGTGCAGTTCGGCTACACGCCCGTTGCCGGCACCTACCAGCGTCTGAAGACCGGCGGCAACACGACGTTCCTCGCGGCTATCCGTGTGGTCGCCGACAACGCCTCGGGCAGTAACAAGGACTGGTACATGCCCCGCGTCAATGTGACGCCCTCGGGCGAGCTGCCCATCGTTTCGGCGGATGTGGAGTTTGTGAAGGTCGAGTTCGACATCGACGTACTCAAGCCGGCCAACGCTGAAGCCGTCTACGTGGGAGGCCGTCCGGTCGCCTGATAGCCCGCGCCTGGCCTTGCGCTGCAGGGCTGGGCGTGGAGACGCATGCGGCTTCCCGAAGAGGCTGCATGCGCCTCCCATCTCTTCACCTCAATCCCGATCCCATGGCCTTCAAGCCAATCCAAATCCTTATCAACGCCAAGGACGATGCGTCCAAAGTGTTTGACCGCCTGCAGGCGCGAATTGCCGTCTTTGCTGCGACGGTGCTCGGCTATGTCGGCATCCGAGTGTTCGCCGGATGGGTGCAAGGTGGAGCGGACTTCGAGCAGGCGCTGAGCCGCGTACAGGCCGCGACGAATGCAACGGCGGCAGAAATGCGCCAGCTCCGCAAAGCGGCGCAGGAGGCGGCAGCCGATGCCCGGTATGGGTTCACCGAGCTTGAAGCGGCTGGCGCGTTGGAGAACCTGGCGAAAGCAGGCCTGAACGTCAGTGACGCCATCCGCACGCTGCCTGCCGCGATGCAGCTCGCCCGTGCCGGCGATGTGGAGCTGGCAACCTCGGCCGAGTACCTGACGAAGATCGTGAATGGCCTCGGCCTGTCCTTCGCCGACTCCGGCCGAGTGGCCGACGTGCTCGCCAAGGGCGCCAACGCGACGAACACCAGCGTGTCGGGCCTGGCGCAGGCACTGAGCTACGCGGCGCCGCTGGCGAACACCCTCGGCCTGAGCCTCGAATCCACCGTGGCGATCATCGGCAAATTCGCCGACGCCGGCATCGACGCGAGCCGCGCCGGTACGGCGTTGAACAGCATCCTCGCCCAGTTCTCCGACCCGGCCAGCAAATTCCGCACGGAACTGGCAGCGGCTGGCATCACGACGAACAACTTCGAGAAGATGCTGCACGAGCTGGCCGCTGCCGGCCCGGCCGGGCAGCGCGCGATTGCGGCGGTGGGGCAGGAGGCCGGGCCGGCGCTGCGCGCGCTGCTGAATCAGGGCGTGGACAAGCTCGATGAGCTCACCAAGTCGCTGCAAAACGCGAAGGGCAGCGCGGCGGAGACAGCCGGCGTGATGCAGGCCAATCTCAATGGTGCGCTCAACGCCCTGCGCACCGCGTGGGACTCCACGCTCAACGCGCTGACCACGCCGATCCTGCCGGTGCTGAAGCAAGGCGTCGAGCAGCTGTCCGGCGCCCTGCGCGCGGCCGTCGCCGATGGCACCGTGGGCCGTTTCGGCAATGCCCTCGCGACGGCCTTCCAGAACGGCATCAAGTGGGTGCAGGCGTTCATCGCGAGCGTGGACGTGCCGGCGTTGGTGGCGAAGGCGCAGGCCATGGCCGACCGCGCCGGCGCGCTGCTCGACGACTTCGGCCGCAAGGCGCAGAACGCCGGCAACATCGTGCAGACGGTGTGGGGCGTCATGTCCACCGGGGCGAATGTCGTCTTGGCGGCCATCTACAAGATTGCCGAGGGCATGACCACCGTGGTCGTGGCGGTGCAGGAGGGCATCGCCACGATCATCACCGGCCTGGCGAAGATCACCTTCGGCGACCTGTCGGCGGCGTTCAAGCAGGCGGCCGAAGAGGTGCGTGCCTCTGCCGAAGCCACCGGTGCGGTGGCGGATGCCTTTGGAGAGAAGGCGGGGGAAGCCTTCGACCGTGCGGCCGAGGGCGCGGAACAGGCCCGTGCCGGCTGGGCAGGGTTGACCAGCGACGCGGAGAAGACCACGGCTGCAGCGGCCAGCGGCGCGGCGGCCTTCACGAACATGGCGGCCGAGATGAAGGCCGCCGGCGACGGGGCGCAGGAAGCCGGACAGAAGGCCGCCAGCGCCGCCGAAACGCAGAAGGTAAAGGCCGAGGAAGCCCGGGCCACGGTCGAGCGGTTGCGGGCCGAATACGACAAGGCCATCGAGACGAAGAATTTCGAGCTGGCGGTGCAGAAGCTCGATGAGCTGAAGAAGGCCAACAACGCGGCGGCCGATGCTGCCGGCGCCAACAAGAAGGCGCAGGCGGACGCAGCGGCCGAGGTCGCTGCGGCCTTCCAGCGCGCCGGCGTGCAGACGAAGGCCGAGCTTGAAACCATGGCGAAGGTCGCGCTGCGCGACTACGAGCTGATCCGCGACAGCGGGCAGGCGACCGCCATCGGCCTGGGCGATGCATGGAAGCGTGCGGCCGAGGCCGCCATTGCAGCGAGCAACGGTGTGGCGCCCGGCTGGGTGCAGGCGCAGGCCGCTATGCGCGGCTTCGAGATCGTGCTCGACAGTGCCGGCCGCTCGACGCTGAAGCTCAAGGACGCGCAGACCGACGCCACGCAGGCCGCATTCGGCCTCGCCGGCGCCCTGCGCGAGGTCACCAATGCGCGCGAGCGCGACATCGAGGCGCGCGAGAAAGAGATTCAGCTCAAGCAGCGCGAAATCGCACTCGAGAACCAACGCCTCGGCCGCGACGCGAACGGCTTCTCCACCGACAAGACCGGCAAGACCGTGAACGCGGGTAGCGACCTGGGCACGCTGACCGGCATCGCCGCCTTCCTCAAAAACGCCGGCATCAAGGACGATGAAACCGCACGTCGCATCGCCCGCGAGTTCGCCGACGAGAAGGGCAACGTTCAGTTCTTCAACAACCCCGGTCAGAAGAAGTACGGCGGCGACACGCTGAGCTATGCGCTCTTGAGGGCGGCCGAGAAGGTGACGTTCTTCGGCGACGGCCAGACCCCGACCAGCATCCCCAAGCCCGAATCGAATCGCACCGTCAACCTGCAGTTGCAGCTCAACGGCCGCGACTACGGCAGGGTGAACACCGACGCTGCTGGCGCCGACGCCATCGAGGGCCTGCTCGCGCAGCTCGGCGCCGCGCGCGGCACGTCTTCCCTGCGCCCGGGAGCCTGACATGGCGGCACCGAAGTTTCATACCCTCGGCGCGCTGCAGATTCCGCGCGGCATGGTCTGGGTCGATGAGTTCGCATGGAACGCCGTCGAGAAGAGCCTCGGCTATTCCGTCACGGGCGCTGCGCTCATCGATGCCGCCGTGCGCCTGGCGGGCCAGCCGATCACCCTGCAGGGCGAGGTCGAGGCCGGATGGATCAAGCGCGGTGCGCTCAAGGCCCTCAAGGCGCTCAACGAGGCGAACGCGGTTGGCGAGCACGCGCTCGTGCTTGCCGACGGCCGCACCTTCACCGTGCAGTTCGCGCCCGGCGTGGCCGTCGCAGGCAAGCCGCTGGCGCGCCCCGAGCTGCCGGCCGAGGACTACCCCTACATCGCCACCGTGCGCCTCATCACCGTCACACCGTCTGACCAATGACCATTCTCGAATCCGACCTGAAACTCGTCGCCACGCAGGTGATGGATGACGTTCCCGAGGGCGGCGGTGCGCCGACCTCGAAAGTCATCGTCGATGGCGCCAGCAACGCCATCTTCAAAGACATCTCGGCGGTGGACCGCGCACGCGGCGACGTGTCCATCATGAAGATCGCGGCGACGGTGCAGACCCTGAACACCGATACCGCGCTCGGCGGTCTGGTCATCATCTCGCGCCCGCCGCTCGACCCCAACGTGAGCCCGGCGCTCTTCTATACCGGCGACTTCTTCGACCGCCGCGCGAGCATCCAGAACCGCATCGAGGCGTACACCGCCCCGGGCGAAGAGTTCAACGGCTACATGCTCTCAAACCACGTTCAGGGGCAGCGCTCGCTTCAAATCTTCCAGCGCCCCGGCGCTACGCCGCCCGCCATCAACGGCACGCTACAGATCAGCGGCGGCGGCAAGACGGAGTACGTGCGCGTGTCCGATGTCTCGGTGGAACAGCGCACCTACAGCTACAGCACCGGCGGCACCTTCGTGGACTATGCCGCGCAGGTCTGCGTCTGCGAGCTGCTGGATGGCCTGAAGAACGATTACGCCGGCTCTCCCGCAAGCCGCCTCTTCGAGCGCTCCGCAGTAGGCGCGGCGATCAATCGGATGCTCGTGGCGAACGCCGCCAAGTTTTACGGCATCGCGAAGCTCGCCGCGCCGGTGACCACCGGCGACCTGTCCGCCAAGGTCAACACCATCAGCACGCAGCTCGTGCCGAGCGCGACGACCGAAATCCCGCTCGTGGACATGTCGGCCGCCGGCTCTTCGACCTCGCTTGTCGCCTCGGGCTCGGGCACCGTGTCGCTGAATACCGGCGTGGTGTTCGGCCCGAATTCGACCATCTCCTTCGGCAATCCCGCCTACCCGGGCTCGCTCTCGGTGGCGACCTCGGCGGGCACGCTGACCGACGACGGGGGGCGCCTGAAGCTCGGCGCGCTCACGGTGGGCAGCGTGAACTATGCCGGCGGCGCCATGACGCTCGCCAGCGATGCGCCCACCATCACTGGAAACAAGACGATCACCTTCCGCCCGGCGGGCGCGCCTATCGAGCTGGCCGACTCGACCTCCATCGCGGTGACGCTGGAAAGCCGCCGGATCAACTACCCGTTGACCATCCTGCCGCCGCCGGCGCCTGGCTCGCTGCGCGTGGCCTACCGCGCCGGCGGCAACTGGTACGAGCTGGCCGATGACGGCGGCGGGCGCCTGGCGGGCACGGATTCGAGCATCGGCAGCGGCACGGTGGATTTCGTGACGGGCACCGCCTTGCCGACACTGGGAAGCTTGCCTGACGTGGGCAGCGAAGTCATCTTCACCTGGGCGGCAAAGGCCAACTACAAGGACCGCAGCGGCACCCTCACGGCCGCCGTGTCGATCATGCTCGCGCTCGACAACCAGGCGGCGCAGGCCGGCACCGTGTCGGTGGACTGGAACGACGGCACCGCGCGCCACGCCAGCGACAACGGCAGCGGCGTTCTCACGGGCGACGCCTCCGGCCCGGTGTCCTATGCGTCGAGCACCATCGAGCTGCGGCCGAACGTCCTGCCAGCCTCGGCGGTGGCCTTCACGGTCAACTACAGCCACGGCGACCCGGAGACGAAGAGCTTCCCGGCGCCGGCGCGCGATGTGGACGGCGCCATCACGCTCAACCTCGGAAAGACCAACGTCGCGCCGTGGTCCGTCGCCCTCGACTGGAATCTCATCCTGCAATCCACCAACGGCGTGCCGGCCGATCAGTGGGTGCCGCAGAATTTCGCGGCCACCAAGACGGTAACGGACAACGGCGCCGGCAAGCTGGTGGATGGCCTCGGCGTCGAGTTCGGCACCATCGTCTATTCGACCGGCATCGCCAAGCTCTACCCCGAGGCCGTCGTGAGCGTGCCCGTGCCGCAATGGGCCGTCAGTCCGCAGGGCGTGCTCGGCACGGTGCTCTCACCGAACCTGCCGGGCTTCTACCGCAACACCCTCACGGGCTACACCTACGCGGTGCTCAACGCCTCGCTGCCGAGCGATTCAACGGCGCTCGTGTCGGTGCGTTTCCGCGTCGCCGGCGCCGGCACCACGAAGAGCCAGACGTTCAACGCGCCCAAGCTCTTCATCAAGCTGCTGCCGAACGCCAGTGAGAAGGGCGTGCCCGGCGCGATCAACTTCACGTTTGGCGGCGAGACCTACTTCGACCGGGCCGGCTCGCTCTACACCGACCTCGACGCGGCCACCGGCGCCGCCTCGCTGGCCGGCACCTACGACTACGCGACCAACACCGCCGCGCTTACGACCTGGCCGGCCTCGGCCTCGTCCTCGGTCGTGGTGAACAGCCTGCTCACGTCGTTGGACAGCCAGCCAGTCGAATACGTCGTCTTCCGCACGCCGGTGGCGCCTGTCAGCCCGAACAGCCTGCAGCTCCTGGCGACGAAGCTCAACGGCGGCACGATCAACGTCACGGCCGACCCCTCGGGGCTTATCAACGGCACGAACGTGCACGGCACCTTCGATGCCTCGACGGGCGTCGGCAAGGTACGTTTCGGCGACTGGGTGACGGCCGCCGGCAACGAGGGTGCCATCTGGTATTCGCCCGATGCGGTCGGCAGCGATGGCAAGATTTGGAAGCCGGTCCCGGTCTTCGCGAGCACCATCCGATACAACGCCGTGGCCTACACGACGTTGCCCGTCGATGCGACCCTGCTCGGCCTCGACCCGGTGCGCCTGCCCTCGGATGGCCGCGTGCCGATCTTCCGCAAGGGTGAGCTCGTCGTCATCCACAACACCAAGCGCATGCCGGCGGCCGTGGTGTCGAACGGGCAAACGCTCGATGTCGGGCGCGTGCGGCTCTCGCGCGTGCGCATCGTGGGTGCCGATGGCGCCACCATCGAGACGGGCTACACGCGCAACCTCGACGCCGGCACCGTCACGTTCAATGACGTGTCGAGCTACGCGCAGCCGGTCGTGGTCGAGCACCGCATCGAAGACCTGCTGACTGTCTCGGATGTCGGCATCGATGGCCGCCTGGCGTTCGCCGGCCGCGTCACGCACGACTACAGCTCGGGCGACAGCTACGTGAGCAGCGCGCTCCCCATGGGCGACGTGAAGGCGCGCGTATCGCTGCTGTTCGATCAGCAGGCATGGACCGGTGTCTGGTCTGACGCGCTCATCGGCAACCCGGCGGACCCGACGTTCAACGACATTGATTTCCCGATCACGGTCACGAACAAGGGCGCGGTCACCGAGCGGTGGCGCATCCAGATCAACGCCGGCGGCACGACCTACAACCTGATCGGCGAGCACGTCGGGCAGATCGTGACGGGCCAGAGCATGGCGGCGGACTGCTCGCCCATTGGCCCCTCGGGCGTGCCCTACATGACGATCCCCGCCGCCGGCTTCGGCTCGGGCTGGGCCGCCGGCCAGCTCATCCGCTTCAACACGGTGGGCGCGACGTTCCCCTTCGTGCCGATTCGCACCGTGCAGATGGGCGCCGAAACGGTGCTCGACGACTCCTTCGAAATCCTCGTCCTCATCGGCGTGGACCGTCCCTGATTGACTCAAGAGAAAGAACCTCATGGCATCCGTAGTTGATACCAGCGTGAAGCACTTCCGCGGCGACATGTCGGGCGCGCCTGGCCTGAGCGGCACGGCGGGCGCGCTGATTGCCTTGCTCGACGCCTGCCTCGTGACTGGCTTCGATGTGAAGACCGCGAGCAGCCTTGTCGTCTCCGGTGGCGTGGCCACGCTCGCTTTTACCGGCGGCCATAGTGCCACTGTCGATTCGGTCATCCTCGTAAGCGGCAGCAGCATCGCGGCGCTCAACGGTGAGCAGAAGGTCATCGCCACGCCCGGCGGCCAGATCAAGTTCGCGACCTCGGCCCCTGACGGTGCGGCGAGCGGCACGATCACCTTCAAGATGGCGCCGGCCGGCTGGGAGAAGGTGTACTCAAAGACCAACGTTGCGGCATATCGGAGCCTCGATCCGGCAAGCAGCAAGATGCTGCTGCGCGTTGATGACACCAACGCTCAGTTTGCGCGCGTGGTGGGTTATGAATCCATGTCCGACGTGGATACGGGCGCAGGTCCTTTCCCCACTGCGGTGCAGATTTCCGGCGGGGGCTACTGGGCCAAGAGCAACGCGGCCAGCACGGCGCTGAACACCTGGGCTTTGTTCGCTGACTCGCGATTCTTCCTCTTCAACGCGGCCATCAGCTCCTACGCGGTCGCGGGCTCCGTGCATGGTGCGACCCGAGGCTTCGGCGACCTCCTGCCGAAGCGGCCCAGCGGCGATCCCTATGCCTGTGTCTTGAACTACAGCGGGACCAGTTCAGTGCCGTCGATGTATGACAGCCAATTCGAGCACGGCGCAGACCAGCGCCATGCGATGCCGAGGGGCTACTCTGGGCTTGGGTCTGCCGTGCTGCACTACTGCATGCCGTACACGGGATCAACCGCAGGCTATTCGGGCTCGGACCCTTTCCTGGGTTCCTTCCCGTGCCCTGTGTCTGGCGAATTGAAGTTCACCCGGCGCTACTTCAACACAGTGCAAAGCGGAAGTACGGGAGCGGTCCGTGCGGAGCTGCCGGGCCTTTACGCCGTTCCGCAGGCGGCTGTTGCAGACACCTTCAAGCTGTTTGCCATTCAGCCGGGAACGGGCTCGCTCGCTGGCCGAAACCTGATGGCGATAAATACCACGATCACGTCGCTAAGCAGCGCCGTCACCAGTTCCGGAAACGCCGGTTGCGCCTTTGTTGACATCACCGGTCCCTGGCGCTGAAGCATGGCTGCACATCGATTCTGGCGAACGTTGGCCTTGGAGGCTGTGGGTGCCGGTCCCATCGAGTTGACCGAGTTCTGGCTGCTGTCCGGCGCCGCGCGGGTGGATCAGGGCGCCGTCCTTTCCGGCCCGTCGCCGCTTTCCGGCTCGCTGGCGAGCCTAAAGGACGACGACCTTCTAACGGGCGTTGTCCTCGCTGCGGGCTCTGTGCTGTTGTGGGACTTCGGCGCGCCCGGGGCGGATGTGACGGACATACGGCTGGGCTCTGCTGTAGACCCATCGCGGTTTCCGCTGTTGTGCGGATTGCAATACTCAGACGATGGCCTGGCTTGGACTTCGGGAAACTTCTTCGCAGGTATCGCGTGGCCGGGGTCTCGCTCCAAGACCGCAAGCGAGCAGCTCGGGAATCTGTTCAAGGCGATGTCCTTCGTTGCGGGCCAAGCGGGGGCGCCGCAGGCGCCGGTGAGTCCCTACAACTCCGTAACGGTGTTCGACAACAACGGGGTTGCCGTTGCGGCGAAGTCTTCGGGCATTCGGCAGTTCGAGGCATCTCGCACGGCCATCACGGGTGGTGGCATCGGCATCTACATCGGTGTCGCATCACGCGCCTCGATTGATGAGGTTCGCACCATCTCGGCGGCATCGGTGGCCGGCCGGGGCCAGCAGATCACCTATGCACCAAGCGGAACGAAGTACGTCAACAGCGGCGCTCCACAGGCCTACGGGGCGACATGGGGCACAGGCGATGTCATCGGCTGCACTGTGGACTTTTCGACCGGTCAGGTGACTTTCTACAAGAACGGGGTCTCGCAAGGCGTCGCCGGAACCTACCTGATCTCGGTGGCCGACTGCATGCCCTACCTCCAAGCGGCCGGTTCGTCTGGATCGAACAATGCCGCCGTCTGTACGTTGCGCACGCGCGGCTTCACCTACCCCATTTCCGGGGCGGAGCCGTGGGAAGACCGCACTGCGATTGCCACGCGGCAGGTGCAGGGGCGGATCGGCTTGGAGCTGCAGCGGGCCTCGCCTTCGGCTACCGCACCGTCAGCGTCAGTTGCACGGCCAGTTCCCCAGTTGGCGGCCAGTCGTTACGAGTTCATGACGGGCGTCCTCGGTAAGGGCAACGGCCGCGTGCGTGGGCTCACGCTCGACTACGTGAACCCGCTCAACAAGCCCTATCGTTGCCGCGTGCGCCTCGTGCGTGAAGTGGATGGGATGCAGGTGCGCGAGGCGTGGAGTGACGCAAACGGCGCCTACGATTTCCAGTTTGTCGACGAACTGCAGAGCTACACCGTGATCGCCTACTACCTGGCCCACGGAAAGCGCGCTGTCGTCACGGACGGCCTGACCCTTGCGAATGGCAAGGTGGAGCTGATGCCATGAACGTGCTCGCCATCAACGCCATGTTGGGCGGGCCGGGCCTCGTGGCCTACCTCGGCGAGGGCGCACGCTTCCTCGTGTGCGGCGGCGCGCAGCCGCCCGAAGGGAGTGCTGTCGGCACGCTGCTGGCTGCAGCGGTCCTCGCGGTGCCCGTTGGTGCCGTGGCTGGCGGCGCGCTCTCGCTCGTGCAGGCTGACAGCGCCGGCGACCTGGCCGTAGCGACCGGCACCGCCACCTGGGGCCGCCTCGAAAAGGCCGATGGCACCTGGGTGGCCGACTTCACCATGAGCGGCCCCTCGGGCTCGGGGCAGGTCAAGCTCGTGGTGCAGAACCCGCCCGAGGGCGATCCCGAGGCGAAGCTCTATCAGGGCGGAACCTTCTTCATCGGCGAGGTCGCAATTGGCGGTTGACGACCTCATCTTTCGCAAGCCGCCGCTCGATGGCCCGCCGAACGTTCTCGTGTTCGGCGAGCCCGAGGAACCGAGCAGCGGTGCGGCCTATGCATTCGGGCGCATCCCGCTGCCGGGCTTCTTCGTGTCTGGCGGCGTCACGGCGACCATGCCGCCGCTCGCGACTTCGGCCGGCCGCATCCCGTTGCCCGTCTTCATGGTGGGCGGCGTGGCGAAGTACGCGAGCGCGGCGCGCCGTCCGCTCATGGGCAAGGTGTCGAGCGGCTGGCAAGTCGCGCGACAGATCGAGGGCGGCGCTGTCGCAAGGCATCAGAGCGCGCAGCGTGCGCGCGTCGGGCGCGTGTCTGCATGGCAGATCGCCGCGCCGGCGTCGTCGAGCACCGCGACCGTTTGGCAGGACTCGAGTCGCGCGCGTGCAGCGGCCACCGCGAGGTATCAGGCGGCCCGCCAGCTCGAAGCCGGCGCCGGCATTCGCCATCAGGAGGCGGTGCGTGCGCGCACGGCCGCTGCGGCGCACTGGCAGGAGGCGCAGCGACTGGCGCCGGCGCCCGTCAGCGTGCGCTATCAGGAGGCCGAGCGCCTGCGCCGCGCCGTGCGCGCGACCTGGCAGGAGGCGCAGCGCATGCAGGCCCGCCATGCGGACCGCTTCGGCACAGCCTTGCAGCTCGATGTCGGCAGCGTGTCGCGCTGGCAGGCCGCCATGTATCCGCTGCCGGGCCGCTCGGTCGTCGTGCCGCCCACCGAATCCCCGTGCTACGAGCCCTCGACAACCCTCGTCTTCCGCGAGCGGCAGCAGCACGCGACCACGCTCATCTTTGTTTGCGAGCGGCACCGGCCCTCGCCTGGCACCGGCGAAACCGTCGTCGTGCCGATTCTGGAGGTCTACACCGTGCAGAACAGCATCAGCCTCGTGCGCCTCGACAGCGGCGAGGCGTTGGAGGCTTTGGCCTTCTCGATGAGCCTCGACGCCGATTCGTGGACGTGGCGCTGGTCGGCCACGCTGTCGGGCGCGGCGTGGCCCGTCATCCGGCGCGGCATTCATGTGGCTCCGGTGGACATCCTCGCCACCGTCAACGGCGTGCCGTATCGCCTGACCGCGACCGACTGCAGCAGGGATCGCCGCTTTGCCGATAACAAGGTGCAAGTACAGGGCAGGGGCCGTGCGGCCATGCTCGACAGCCCTTACTCGCAAATCCTCAACCACGCGGCGGCGGACACGCGCAGCGTGGCGCAATTGCTCGACCTGGCGCTGACCTACAACGGTGTGGGCATCGGCTGGGGCGTCGATTTCCGCCTGATGGATTGGACCGTGCCCGGCGGGACCTGGGCTTTTCAGGGGAGCCACATTGGCGCCGTGCTCGACATCGCGAGCGCCGCCGGCGCCATCGTGCAGCCGCACGCCACGGATGCAACGCTACGGGTGTTGCCGCGCTACCCGGCTGCGCCTTGGCAGTGGGCGACGCTGGCGCCCGACGTCGTGCTGCCGTCAGCGGCCGTGGCCGTCGAGGGCATCGCGCAGAAGACGCGGCCCGACTACAACCGGGTGTTTGTTGCCGGCACGACGGGCGACGGCGTGCTCGGACAGGTCACGCGCGCCGGCACCGCCGGCGACAGCGTGGCCGACATGGTGACGCATGCGCTCATGACGGATGTCGTCGGCGTCGCGCAGCGCGGCCTTCCCATCCTCTCGGACACCGGCGCGCAGGCCGACGTGACGCTGAGCCTTCAGGTGCGCCCGGATACCGGCGTCATTCAGCCTGGCGCGCTCGTGCAGTACGAGGAAGGCGCCGAGACATTCCTCGGCCTCGTGCGCAGCGTGGCGGTGAACTGGCAGCGGCCGGTCCTGCGCCAGTCGATCACCCTCGAAACCCACATGGAGGCATGAGCATGGCCTCGACGAATCCCTATACCGCGCTCCTGGCCTTGCTGCCGAGCTACCCGCTGCAGATCGCAACGATTACCGCGATGGAGGGCGATGTCGCCCGCCTCGTGCTGCCTGGCGGCGGCGTGCTCACGGCGCGCGGCGCCGGCGCGGTGGGCGATCAGGTCTTTGTGCGCGATGGCGTCATTGAAGGGCAAGCACCCTCGATGCCCTTCGTTCAAGTCGAAATCTAAAGAGAGAAAGAGGGCACCTCATGGACGTGGGCGACATCGCCGGCAATCCGATCGCGCAACTTGCGTTTCTGATTCTTTCGGCCGCCGGTGGATACAAGGTCTGGCGCGCACAGCAGCCGACCGAAGCGAAAGAGCGCGCCGACAGCGAGGGGCAGATTGCCGCGCTCGCGACGTGGCAGCAGCTCCTCGAAGGCGAGCGCGCCGCGCGCGTGAAGGCCGAAGAGCGCGCCGACAAGTTCGCGGCCGAGCGCAACGAAGCGCTGCAGCAGGTATGGGAGATGAAAGGGCAGCTCAAGGTCATGAGCGAAACCCTCGCCGCGCAGACGACGGAGCTTGGGCTGCTGCGCGATCAGGTTCGCCAGTTGAAGGAACAAATCCATGCACCTCAGTAAGTCGCACCTCAACAACTCGCACATCGACTCGGATCGCGCGCCGCTCGACGAACAGCCGCGAGTGCGTGTGCCCCGCCAGTGGCGCCGGCTGCTCGAAACCGTGGGAGTCGTCGGAAGCCTCTTTCTCGGCGGCCTCGGCACGGGCTATTTCTGGTCGGCCCGCAATGCCGAGGCGCAGGCCCTGCGCCAGCGCGAGGACCACCTGGCCGAGATCGCGCGCCTGCGTGAAACCTTCGACACGAGCCTCAAGGCGCTCGCCGTCCGCGTGGACCAAGCAGCCGGCACCGCGGCGAATGCCGCGCTGACAGCGGGCGAGGCCGCGAGCACGGCGCAAACAGCCGCACAGACCGCCAACCAAGCCGCCAAGACGGCAGCAAAGGAAATGAAGAAACCATGATCGACACTCAAACCCTCATCGACTGCACCGGCGCCACGCGCGCCAACGCCGAGCGCTACGTGGTGCACCTGGCGGACGGCATGAACCGCTTCCGCATCCACTCGGACAACGCGATGGCGTGCTTTCTCGGGCAGCTCTCCATCGAGTCCGAAAATCTCTCGAAAGTCGAAGAAGACCTGTACTACACGACGCCGGCGCGGCTGCGCGAGATCTTCCCGAGCCTCTTCGTGCAAGGTAGCTACCGCGCCGAGGACTATGTGCGCAACCCGCGTGCGTTGAGCATGCTGCGCTACAAGGGCTTCCACGGGCGCGGCCTCATCCAGCTGACCTGGGAGGATGCCTACGTTGCAGCGGGCCGAGCGCTCAGCGCCGACTATCGCGGCAACCCGGGATTGCTGCTGCAGCCGGAGCATGCCGCGCTCTCGGCGTGCTGGTTCTTCGCGGTCTTCAAAGATTGCTTGCCGGCGGCTGAGCGTGGCGATGTCTACGACATCACCGGGCGCGTCAACGGGCCGAAGCGGCTGAAGCTGGCCGAGCGCAAGGCGGCCACGGCACGGGCCTACAAGGTGCTGAGCAAGTGAGCCCGGTGCAAGCGCTGTTGTTAGCGCTCGGGCTGAGCGCGGCCGGCAATGCCGTGCTCGGGTGGGCGTGGATCGGTGCGCGCGAGAAAGCGGCTACCTCGGTGCTGCAGCGCGACGATGCACGGGCGGCGGCATCTGCCTGCAGTGATGCGACGGAGGACCTTCGCGCGCTCGCCGACAAGCGCGCGGCCGAGGCGAAGAAGGCGCAGGCCGCAGCGCGCTCGGTGGCGCTCGGCCATGAGGCCCGAGCGCAGACGATTCTCGCGACGCCGGCGGCCGTGCCCGGTGATGCCTGTGCGAGCGCACAGGCGCGAATTGACGGATGGTTGAAGGGGAGGGCAGGGCAATGAAGATTTGGGCGCGTCTGTGGGCCGCTATGGGCCTTTGCGTGGTGCTTGCTGGGTGCGGGGTGGCGCCGCTTCAACCTGTGAAGACGCCGATTCCGGTCGAGTGCCGCGTGCAGAGGCCAGCGCGGCCGGCTATGCCGACTGAGACGCTTGCGCCTGGCGTCGATCTTGATCGCTTCTCAGCGGCGGCCATGGCCGAGATTGAGCTGCGCGAGGGCTACGAGCTGGAGCTGAATGCGGCGCTCGACGTGTGCGCCGCAAAGATTGTCTTGCCAGAGAAGTAGTTGTCCGTTGAGCAGGCCTCCGGCTTTCGGCTGTGAGGCGGCTATTCGATGCTCTCAGAACAGCGGCGTTGAGAGGAGCGAGCGCTGTTGAAGTGCGGCGGCTATGCGTTGGCTGCCTGCCCCTTACCAGGGCTTGGCTATTCCATGCTGCGCAACACTATGCGCGGCTAGTCCGACATCAGTGTTTTCGCAAACCTGTGCGAGAAATTTGCGTGTCTCGCCTAGTATTTTGCAATTTAATGTTGCCGCGCCTGTCGAATCCATGTTCCAAGAGTGCGCGGGAATGGAGAACCCATGGGCGAAGCTGTGACGCAACTTTAGAATTTCATCCAAAGTATTTCGAACAACAAGTGATGCTGAAACTGTTGCGCCATTAAATTTGATATTTGTCCAGGTTGGCCACGGGTCAAATCTAGTGTACTTTAATAGCAAATTTCGGCAATTTTCGCTATTCGGGGTGTTGAACTTCTTTAGCTCCGCTTCAAGCTGTGCTTTTAATAAGTCGTGTATTCCTGAAAAACGAATATTGGTCGGATTGGCTGTGACCGAAAAATATTCCAGGGAAACCGCTTTGACATACGCATCCCATGCTGCAACCTGATTTGCAAGTGCGGCGTGCAGCAAAACGACCTTGGTTGGCAACCCCGCCTTGGTCTTAATTTTTCCGGCTTGACTGCTAAGCAGGTCTGCTCGGGCCAAAATTGTGGCAAAAGTCCCCTTGGCAGCGGATGGCATGGCTCAAAGGAACTCCATCAGCTTGTCAAGTGCTTTTTTATACAGTGTTAGTGGGCCAGCGTTCACTTGGATTCGTTCCCCGTTCAGATTCTTTGGACCTGCTTTTAGGGCATGAATTGGTGTTCCAGTAAGAGCTAACACCACTGAGACAGCGTGAAAATCGGGGAAGTCGACAAATCTCTCCTTCACCGCAATTTTGGGATAAGCGAAGATTGAACGGTGCTTCGTAGCGAGTGTTTGTATTGTGCTGACAATGGCCTTGTTTGCCGCTTGATGCGCTTTGCTTGGTTCTCCGTCAAACAGCGTGACCCTATTCGAAACGAAGGTGTGCAGTTTGGGAAGCGTCAATCCTTCTTCCTTTGCTCGCTTATAGAAGCTTAATCGAGCGAAGCTGGCAATATATTCGTCGCCTTGTCCGTAGAGCAATGCAATGATATTCTCGATTCCGCGGCGTGAACTTTCATCGGCGGTAAACGGAATAACGATGTAGTCGGCGGCGGCGATTGCGAGCTGCGTGTAAACTGCAAAACTTGGATTGCAATCGATGAAAAAGACGCAGTCGCGTGCTCGCGATTCCCGAATTTCGTCTTGGAGGTCACGCACCCAGCTTGTGACTTTTTTCCAAGCGTCACGTGGTACAGAAAGTTGCGCGGTCTGGCGAATCGCTTCTCCAAGCACTTCCACAAAGTTGTCGCCGCATACGAGATAAAGGTTGCTGGACACCTTTTCGTTATGTTCTTTTACCTTTACCGCATATCGTGCAGTGTCGGGAACTTGACTGAATGGTGAGTTAAGCCGTTGCTCCAAATAGCCGCCGATGCTTAGCCGGGTTGCATCTGGTTTTAGAAATTTTCGCAGATTCTTTCCGCCCTGCAGTTGGCCGCCAAGCAGCATCTCCGAAGTATTCGCTTGGGGGCATAAGTCTAAAACGATTACGTCCACGTCCGGATGAAGTTGGGCGTATTCACATGCGGCGATGAAGCACAGGAAGCTCTTTCCTACACCGCCTTTGTTGTTCCAGAATGCGTATGAAGACATCGTTAATTCCCCACGAAAGGTCTGCATTCTCCACGAGACAGCCAGAGACGATCCGCATCGCGCTTCTGATAGCTGAAAGGTCCACTTAGTTGTGGAGATCGGGCGCTTGTTGTGGGCTGCGGTCACTCGCCTTGCGGCGCTTCGAATCCGCTTCGACGGCTGGAGCGCCGCGTGACCATCGCACCGATGGCCTCGGCATGTCGGCGCGCTTCGAGTCGTGCGGCTGCGGGATCAGGCGCGGGAGGGCGCGGGATGGGGCGACAAAACCAGCGCTGCGGATAGTCATCGGACTTAATGCTCTTGCTGCCCCGGCCGCGTGGGTTCACCTCGATCCCGTCGATGAAGAGGCCGGCGTCCACCTCGGTGACGTGCGCGCGGTCCAGCGCGGGGATGACGTACCTCTCCCGGTCGTTGGCCAGCAGCATCGCGAGCAT